TTGCTTGCGTAAATTTGTTTTTGGAGAGCTCAAAACTCAAAAGCGTAAATTCCGTCTTGCTGAAAGACCTTGAAAGCGCAAAAGAGAAAAACGAACGGCTAACCAAGGACTACGCTACGGCCAAAAATAACCTAAACGCCTGCAACGTATCTCTTTCTTTACAAAACGAAGCTATAAAGGCCGCCGCGGTAGAGATCGACGATACTCCGGATAAGCAGACCGAGCGGATAAAGAAGATCTACGTCAAAGATAAAAGCTGCGAGGCCGAACTAGCTGCATATAAGGAGCTATTTCGTGATTAGGATTTGGATTTTTTGTCTGTTTGCTTTGATATTTACGGGCTGCGCGGCCAAACCTCAAACGAGCGAGCCGCACATGGTTTATCAAGAAAAATACGTGCCCGTAAGGTGCAATGCTAAGATGCCCGATAAGCCAAAAGACGACGGCAAATTTGAGACGCATAAGGCAAAGATGATCTATTACCGCGATTGCGAAAAAAAACTGAAACAATGCCTGGGGATAAAGGAATAAAATGGAAAATAGCCTAAATTTTAGCGACGAGATCAAAGAGGCTACGGGACTTATAAACTCCGCCGGAGCTTGGGGAGCGAATGAATTTTTGGTCTTTATGGTGATTTTCGGCTTTATAGTATTTGTAGTGATCTTTTGGCTACTAAACAAAACCGCAAACAAAAACGCCGAAATTTTGGTGGATATTTCCGTAAGAAGCAACGAAGCTATAAATAACAACACGGCCGCTACCAGAGAACTGGTAGAAACACTACGCACCGAAAACGGCGCAAACCGCCAAAAACTAAACGAAATTCACGACGACGTAAAAGAGATAAAACAAAACGTGAGACGAAGGCGACCTATTAAAAATAGTAAATTTAGCGAGCATATCGGCGATGAGTAGGGAATATTTTATAGAAGTCGCAACGATCAGCGAAGTTCGCGGCGACAAGGCAAGAGTAGCCGTAGGTTCAATGGTTACCGATTTTTTACCCGTTTTTCAAGCATGCGCTAACTCGTTTGCCGTGAGCTTCTCTCCTATCAGAGCGGGCGAGCAGGTGCTGGTCTTGCCCGTTAGAGGCAACCTAAATAGCGGCGTCATACTTCGCGGACTCTATCAAAGCGCGCACAAAGAGGGGCCGACTGATAAAAAGGTGCGCGTAAGCTTTGAAGACGGCGTAAGCATGAGCTACGATACGGCTAGCTCGACTCTTGAAATTTCGGCGCCGAAGCAAATAAACATAACTTGCGGCCAGCTGAATTTAAAAGGCGACTTGGAAATAGGCGGCAGCATCCACGCTACGGGGCGCATCATAGACGAGGGCGGCAACACTCCGCACCACTCGCACTAGGAGATGAGTATGAGATATCTTACGACTATAGAAGAGAGTATAAAAGACATCCTACTCACGCCGCTTGGCTCACGGGTTATGTTGCCGGAGTACGGCAGCCGCTTGTTCGAGCTAATAGACCGCAAGGTAGACGACGAGTTTAGAGCCGATCTTGCCTGCTACGTCATAGAAGCCGTAGAGAGATGGGAAAAACGAGTGAAGATAGACGAAGTAAAACTAATAAGCCTAAAAGACCATAGGCTAAATTTTAAGATCATCTTAACGAGCGGTAATGAAATCGGAGTTGAAATATGAAGTTAGACAATTTGCCTTTTCCAAACGTCATCGAAGAGCTAAATTTTAACGAGCTTTTAAAGGGTATCAAAGAGCTTTTTAAGAGCTATTTAAACGACGATGAAATTTCTTTGCTTGAAAGCGATCGATACTCCGCTTTGCTTGAAACTCTCGCATATCGTGAGCTTTTGCTTCGAGCCAGGATAAATGAAGGCGTGAAAAGCATGCTTTTACCTTATGCCTTAGGCAGTGATCTTGATAATGTCGTTGCGATTTACGGTATCGAAAGGCTAAAAGGCGAAAAGCCGACAGCCGACATCGAGCTTTGCCTGTCTACCACAAAAGATAGCGACACCATCGTGCCTGCAAAAAGTGTATTCAGGAGCGAAAAAGGTGATACAGCCATCCTCAAAGATAGTGTGACTATCAAGCAAGGGGAGTTAAAAGCCATCGGTAAAATCATACTCGATGAGTTCATAAAAGAAAGCGCGGTCAAATGCGAGCTCATTCAAACACCGCTGCCATTTGTGCTAAAAGCCAAACAAACATTAAATTTCACTGGCGGAGCGGATAAAGAAAGCGACGAGAGGCTTCGAAATCGAGCGGTGCTTTCGCTAGAGAGATTTTCAACGGCCGGAAGCGCGAAAGCATATATCTATCAAGCGCTCTCGGCAAATACAAAGGTACAAGAAGTTAGCGTGCTAAATGGCGGGCCCGGTATAGTAAACATCTATCTAAAAACCTCTGATATGAGCGAAGAAACTCGCGCTAGCGTCGAAAAATATCTAAGCGACGAAACCGTCAGACCGCTAACGGACAAAGTCAACGTCAAAAACGCTACTATCAAGGAAGTGACCATAAGGGCTAAATTGGAACTAAACGATCTATTTTTACAAGCACAAATCGACAAAGATGTGAAGGCGAGTAGGACCAGTCTAGGTTTAGGAGAGGATTTGAATTTAAGCTATATCTACTCCATATTGCACAAAAACGGAGTTTATCGTGTAAACCTAAGCTCTCCTGCGGCGGATATCAAAGTGAGCGAAGAAAGCTTTATAAAAATAAGCTTCGAGCTAAGTTACGCAAAGGCTGATTTATGAGCTTGCTTCCAAATCATAAAACTAAATTTGATAAGAAGCTAGACGAGTTTTTTGGCGTGAGATTAAATGGGCTCGATATCGGTGTTATAAATACGCTTGCCGACTCTTGCCCGTCATCTCTTTTACCGTTACTAGCTCAAAGTTTCGATGTAGATATTAATGGACTAGACGAAACGGACGCCAGATATCTAATAAAAAGTGCTTTTGAAATTCACTACTATTCAGGCACGTTTTATAGTCTAAATAGGGCGCTAAAGGCTCTATATAGCAATACAAATATCAAAGAATGGCACGAATACGGCGGCGCGGCGTATCATTTTAAACTCGAATTTGAAGCTAGCGACAAAGGTATAGATTTTAAGACTCTAGCTAAAAGCGATGAAATTATAAACGCTTATAAAAACGTCCGTTCGGTTTATGACGGAGCGAGTATAGCGCTAGCTAGCGTCGCACGAATCAAAGCTGCAAGCGCAAGCTTAAGCGGCGAGAGCGTGAGCGTATATCCGCTTGCGGTAGAAAATTTAGAGGTTTCTTCTAAGAAGTATTGCGCGCTCACATTTAAATTCGACGAAACAATGGAGGTAAAACTAGATGCAAGAATACTTTAGTATTTTAACTAACAAGGGTATCGATCTACTGTTAAAAGCAGCTGCTAATAAAACGCAGATCGCCTTAAGTAAGATGAGCGTCAGCGACGACGAAGGCGATCTTAATCAAAGTATCACCGCCCTTAATGGCGTAAAGCATAGCTTTAGCATAAATAGCCTGATAGTAGATGAAGCCGATCCGCATCAGCTAATTGCCGAGGGCATAATAAACGCGGACGTCGGAGGATTTTACATCAATAAAGCGGGAATTTATACCGCAAATGATGAGCTTTTTGCGGTAGCCAAACTTCCGCGCACCTATAAACCCAAGCTCGCAGAAGGTAGCGCAAAGGATATCACGATCAAATTTATCATGCAGGTAGATAATGCGGGCAGTGTTACGCTAAAAGTCGATAACAATGTTGTGCTTGCCACTAGAAATTGGGCGATATCCAATTTCGCCGCAAAAAACCACAATCACGACGAGAGATACGTAAAAAAAGACGAAGCAAGCGACGGCACTCCGATAGGTGCATATCTAGCGTGGAGCTCGCAAGACAAAATCCCCGCCGGCTATCTTTTATGCGACGGACGAAGCCTAAAAAAGAGCGAATACACCGAGCTTTTTGCTGTGATAGGCTACACCTACGGCGGAAGCGGCGAGAATTTTAATATACCAAACTTTAGCGACGGCAAATTTATGCGAAGCGTGGGCGGGAATGCTGCTGCATTAGGGGTAGCGCAAGCTGACACGGTTAAATCTCATAATCACAGTTGGTTTTTTGGTGGGCAAAAAAACAGCGCAACTGGCGCAGGCTCTACAGCCTCAGCTGGCAACACAAGGCCACCAAATGGAGCGAATGAAATTCCGACTACATTCGAGGGCGGAGTAGAAACTCGCCCATACAATATGTCCGTAGTCGTCCTAATCAAAGCTAAAAACGTCAGAGAGCAAAAGCAAAGCGAAATAGATAAGACGCCATACGCTACCGAAAGCAAAGCAGGCATAGTCAAAATCAAAAATACAATCACCGGAGTTCAAGAAGATGTAGCTGTGAGTGAAAAAGCAGTAGCTGGCATAGCGAGCATCGGCATAAATCAAACGTGGCAAGACGTGCTAGCAGAGAGACAAAATGGTGTAGTATATACAAATACTACTGGGAGGCCTATACAAATATTAGTGAGTCAACAACAATCGTCATCCTCCCAGACTTGTATCCTCGAAATAAACAACGTGGAGAGTCTTAGAAACGTTAGCTACGGCAACGCTGACGGGTGTATAGTCTCAGCAATTATACCGGCAGGAGCAACATATAAAGTCGTGTACAAAAACTACACCCCGTTAAAATGGTTCGAGCTTCGATAGAAAGGAAAACAAATGAAATACTTCAAAGACAAAAACAATCAAATTTACGCACTGGACGAGAAAGACATATCAAATTTTAAAAAGCCCGAATGGGTTGAAATTTCCAAAAAAGAAGCGGATGAGATACTAAATCCCGCACCAAGCGCGGAGCAGCTAAAGCAAAAAGAGCTAGCCGAACTAGAAGAGCAGATCAAAGAGACCGAAGGCTGCATCAGGCACGCCATACTCATCGGAAACGATGCAGTGCTTCCGGAGCTTCGCGAGGAATATAAAGAGCTACTAGCCGAGAAACAAGCCCTAGAAAAAGGAGATAACAAAGATGAAAAAGAAAACTAAACGCTGCGAGATATGCAGCTCAAAGCTAGACAAACAAGGAAACTGCCCTTGGAGCGGCTGCCCTGCAAGCCCGAAGTATCAAACGGAAGAAAACGAGTCAAAGCAAGAAGAAAAGCAAAAGGATAAAAAATGAGAAAACTAAATAACAAAGAAATTTTGCAAATTTCAAAAAATATAGCTATCGAGCTTCCGCTCGAGATAGCCTCTTTCGTAGTAGTACCCATAGCTCTAGCTTTTACGAAGCCTAGCGACGATCGTCTGCCCAAATGGGCCAGATGGTTCGAGGACGCAAACGACTATTACGACGGGCAAAACGCGGCTATAAACGGCGACGGCGGATGGAGACGGGATCACTTCCCGCCTCCTAAAAACCGTACGTATTGGGCGAGGCTTTGCTGGCTCTATAGAAACCGCATAGGCTATTTTTCAAGCAAATATCTAGGCGTCAAGATGGACGACGTAGAGCCCGCTAGCGTGGTTACGATAGGAGACCCTAGCGTAACCTCAAACGGCGGCAAAGTAAGCTCGTGGTGTAAGGTAGAGTGCCGCCTCAAAGACGGCAGGAGGAGATTTGGCTACTACCGCGAGATAAGATACACGGGCTTTTTAAGCGGCTTTTATTGCCGCATTTACGTCGGCTGGAAACTCATGGACATAGCCGGCGCGAACGCCTCAAACTGGCACGAATATACCCAAGCCGAAGACAAGAAAGCCTTAGAGACGGTATGGGCGTTTCATCCGCTGAAAAAGGTCAAGGAATGAAGCCCTCTACCAAGATTTTCGTCATCGTTGCGGCAGCTATATTGATCGCAGTCGCCGCAATAAATTTAATCAAATAAGGGAGCAAAAATGAAGCTGATAGTCGAGAGAATTAAAGAGATTCATGACGGCACGATAGGCAGATTTCGCCTAGTTTCGCAAGATAGGCGCGTGCTGCTAGAGGGTTTTACACTCGAGCCCGCGGGTCCGGATACCGTAGAGCGCGGCCGCGACAAGCGAATACCGGCCGGAGTTTATCAAACGACCTGGCATGAAAGCGACAAATTTCAAAGGCTTTTGCCGCTGCTTTTTAACGAAAAAGTACCGAAAGATAGATGCATACTCATCCATAGCGGCAACGCCCCAAAAGATACGCAGGGGTGCATCTTGCTTGGAAACAATGCGGACGAATACGGAGTTCGCGATAGCAAAAAGGCGCTGGAAGCGTTTTTGAAGCTGACGCTCAAAAAAGAATTTCAAGTAGAAATCATCAACAAATTTTAAAAGGAGATAGTATGGCAGCAAAGTTCGGAGTAAACGTAACGATCTCGGCCGAGGCCGCAAGGCCTATCAGCGTAGAAAGCGTTACGCCCATAGGAATCGCGGGATATGAGGAAGTGCTTGAAAACGGACTTCACTTTTTCATGACGACGGCAAAGGCGCTTGAAGCGTTAGAGGTAAAATACAAAGCAAAAAAGGACGCGAGCCAAGCCTTTAAAAAAGGCTCGATTTATAGGGCTCTAAAAGGGATTGAGGATCAGGCGGTTAATACGCAAATAATATTAAGCGTATTCACCAAGGACGACGATAGCGATACGAACGACGAGATCACCGAGTGCAAAAAAGCCGTATCAGAGCTAACCAAAGCAAAATC